CAGGAAGAAGAACTGGAAAAATCGCTCGGAACCAATGATGAAGAAGAACAGAACCAGGAAGAAGAACAGGAAGAAGAACTGGAAAATTCGATCGGAACCAATGATGAAGAAGAACAGAACCAGGAAGAAGAACTGGAAGAAGACAACAACGAGCAAAAAGAAGAAGACGCACAACAAATACTGGAAAAATTAGACGATTCACTTGGTAGTTATGATGCAAATGATGAACAAAACATTCTGGCGGAAAGCGATTCCGATTCCGAATCAGAAAGCAATATCGAAGAATATGTAAATAAAATTCAATCTGTTTTACAAGAAAATAAAAAATTAAAAAAAGACAAATCCGACTCTGTTGAATCAAGTATTTCAATAAAACAAGAAAATAATGATACAACCATGGTGTATAACATGGAAGAGATACCAGAAAACAAACGATTGGTTATTCCTATTTCCAATACATTTCCTAAAAAAGTGAAGAAATTGATTATCAATTTGAAAAAAATACCAATCAAGGATGATGTTATTGTACCATCATCCAATAAAAAAATGCCGGAAAAAATTAAACAGCTTTATATTGACGAAATAAAACCTATCGTTTCTCCGATAACTATATCTGAATCGTCCAATCAAAGAATATCTTCTTTGATCAATCGAACACTGCGCAATCAAAAATGCGTGAAAGTGGAAACCATGACTAAAAAATGGAGAAAAATATTTCCCAAAGGAACCGTTGAATTTGTGTTTGACGACAAATATATTCCATGTAATTTTATTATTCTAAAAGTACTTTTAAAACAATTTCGTCCCGACCTTTTCTCGAATGTATCTACTCATACTTTAAAAAAAATGCTGATTCATTTTTATCAAAAATATACAGACAAAAAGACACTCCGAAAACAAATTATAAAGTCATGGAAAGACACAAATGGTATGAAATCCGATTTGGCTATCTTACTGGAAAAAGGAAAAGACATTTCCACGATTATTATGGATGAAACCTATAAATTATCAGAAACCGACATAGTGCTATTCGCATGGGAAGTGAAGTTACCCATTGTTTTTATGTTTGCATCCAAAAATAGCATTAAAAGTTTTTCTTTTAAACAAGAAAAATCAGTCGTTACAAAGAAATACTTTTTCACGCGCATTAGTAGAAATAAGGTCTATTTATGTTCCAGCAAAAACTCTATACTCATTGACCCAACACTCTTTAGAAAAGATGGTGAGTTAGACTACGCAGCGAATCCCATGGAAGAACTATTAAAAAATAAATTTATCAATTTCGAAGATTATTTAATGTCCAAATAGTAGAATATAGATTTACATTCAAATATATATTCTATAAATCATCGAGCTCATAACCATCGTCAGAGTCATCAAGCTGTTCATCGCTTTTAATCATATTTTCAGATAAGGATGTTTCCGTTTGTTTCAAATTTTGCATAGAACACGCTCCAAATTTATCACTTTGTACAAATTCAATTTCATTCAAAATAGTTTCCGGTGCTTTATGTTCAAGATCAATTCCATATTCTTCCTCCGCGGGTTCTTCCTCATGGGGATTTTTGGCATATTCGTCAAATAGTTTCTTTGAATCCACAAACACCTGAAATGAAGATGTGCCATACATTCCTTCCTGTCCGCACATGATGTTGGCCGACACTCCTCGCATATTATCAAGCTCGCCGTGTTTTGCTGCTTGAAGGAACATTTCCGTTGTTTCTTCAAAAGAGGCTTTTGCAATAGGTCCAATATTATCTTTGTTAATACCATGCCGAAAGATACTTACCAATTTCTCATTGCATGTCATTCGGTCGCAAAGTAAATGTAAGTGATGATGATTGATGTAAGTACTATCAAATTCCATAACATCAATTATTTCTTCAAACAAACAGCGTCGGGCCGCTTCAATGCCGAGCACTTGATACACTTCCATAATGTCATTTGATGAAGTATTATTTGTGTCAATGTTGTCTAATGCAAGAACATCAATCAAATTGGTTCCAATCGTATCAAGGACATAAATATTCTCTTTTTTGTAGTTTCCATTTACCATATCATAGACCTTGTAATTTTGTATTTTTCTTAAATTTACCTTTTTAATTTTCTTAACACCTCGTATAACAGTTTCATTCAATAGTTTTTCCATAAATGTTTTTACATAATAAACATAATCTTCTTGGGTAAAAGCAGTATTCTTCTTCATTGATAGGGGATGAGTGGAACGAGTTGGAGGTCGAATGCGAAATACGATCTTTCCATCCGCATTATAGTCACTGTAAAAGCACGAAACATGTTTATCATATAGTGTTTTTAGTGTGTAATGAATATCTTCATTTGTAATGTTCATATCAAACATGACTGTTTCATCCATCTCAATTCGAATAATCCAGTTGTTTTCTTCATTTGAAGACGGTGACTCGATCGATGTATCCGGTGAAATTTCTACTTTTTCTTCATCATAACATTCCCGAAGAATATCCTCAAACTCAATGAACTCTTTCATTAAAGTATCATCTTCACTGATGAGCGAATTTTTATCATCGGGTTCATAGAATATTTCTGCTTTATACACAATATCTTCCAATCGTGTATGCTCAATGTTTGATGCAATTTCAAACGCTTTTTTGATATCATAACGATGTTCTTCTTTCAATTGGATTGTGAGAGATGGATTTTTCAATTTCTTTGTCAAGGATAAAATTTCTTCAATACGCGGCACACCACGAGTTACATTCGATTTACTTGACACCCCTGCATAATGAAACGTGTTCAGGGTCATTTGTGTAGTAGGCTCGCCAATGGACTGGGCGCTGATCATACCAACCATTTCTCCTGGATTTACAATGGCTTTTTTATAAATATAAATAATTTTTTCGCATAGAAACTCCATCGCAACACGATGATATTTGTGGATATGAATCAAATAAAACGGATTCATATAAAAGGTGAAAATAACCTCGAATTTCTTACAAGGTTTGAATAATCGTTCTAATAGCTCATATTTTTGCTTGATTATTGTATATGCTTCTTGGGGAGTAACATCACTCAACCCAGATGAGTTAATGTCAAATTGCTGCTTTACACTTTCAATTAAATTTGGAAAATGAATCGGTAAATAAATTTTCTTGAAATCTTGCGAATCATATATGTCGTTAATAATTATGTTACGCCAGCGGATAGTGTATTGTACATCTTCATACGCCCGCTGCTTTAAATCCTTCATTTGTTCTTTGAAACGCTTCAAGGTACTTGATTCATAAATCAAATTCAAATGCTTTGTGCGTTTCCGAGCGGATGTTTCTTCAAGAAGATCGTATGCGTAGCGTTGATATATTTCGTGAATGTTCATATCCACAAGCTCAAAGTTCATGGTTTCAATATGTGTTGAATCAAAATTTGTGCCTCCATATTTAAACTGGATAATTTTATTTTGATGATTTCTTACGGTTCGGTCGTACATGATCTTAAGATCTTCCATGCCCTTGATTAATCGTCTTTGAATGTATCCTGTTGTAGAGGTTTTTACGGCTGTATCAATTAAACCAATACGACCACCCATTGCGTGAAAGAATAATTCTTCGGGTTCCAATCCTTCAATAAAGGAACTCTCGACAAAACCACGCGATCTTGGCGTATCATCGAATTGTTTAAAATGAGGTAAAGTTCGGTTTGCGTAACCGTAAGGAATACGCTTTCCATCTACATTTTGCTGTCCTAAACAAGAAATCATTTGAGAAATATTCAAATTGTTTCCCTTTGAACCGCTCGTGACAAGAGAAACAAAACGATTGTCGCTATCTAATGAACGAATACCGATCTTGCCGGCTTCCATGGCAGCTTGATTCAATGTGTTATTGACTTGCGTTTCGAAATGTTCTTCGTTTGATTTTCCAGTTTTATTTTCAAAAATACCCAAATGTACTTGATCAATCAATTTTGATACATCGTTCTTTTTACTCATAATGACGCGATTGATGTTTTCATTTGTGTTTTCATCCGCAATTAAATCACTGATACCAACACTGAAACCGGTTGTTTTCATGTACTCGGTAATTATTCCTTGTAAATCATCGATGAAATGATGACATTTTTGACTATCAAAATCTTTCAATATTCGATGAAGAATACCCTTGCTCGAACTTCCCAAAGTACCTTTGTCAAGTTGACCACGGGAAATTGTCCCGTTGCGAATGTTGAGAACATGATTTGACGATGCAACATCTTCCAAACTGTCGTCAAATAAATCGGTTTTATAATTTAGACTTATGGATGGAATAATTGCACTCAATATATCAAAATGACTATACATGGATTGTTCGCTTTTTTCATCAAATAAATCAAGGGTTGTGTATTGATTTGTTTTCAAAAGAAGATTCATAGCTTGCTTCTTTGTCATTTCTTTATCTTTTCGGGTAAAGAGAAAACTACCAATCAAAGAGTCTTGGAAAATACCAATAATAGGTTTATTATTTGCAGGACTTACAATTTGATTTGGAACATTCGCCAAATATCGCAATTCTGCTTCCGCTTCTGCATTTTGTGGCATGTGCATGTTCATTTCGTCACCGTCAAAATCCGCATTGTAGGGTTTCGTATCCGCAACATTCATACGAAATGAATCACCGTATGCCATCACTTTTACAATATGCGCCATCATAGACATGCGGTGAAGCGTCGGCTGACGATTAAATAACACATAATCACCATCCAACATATGACGATGAACAATATCACCAATTTCCAAGTGAATATTTTCACGGTCCACGTAACCAAGTGATATATGAACGCCACTCTTTTTCTCAATCATTTTTGCACCTGGATATACGGTTGGTCCATTCTTCACAAGGTAGTACAAATAATGATAATTATTTTTTTGAACTTTCACAGGCTTTGTGATATTTTTGGCGATTTTCATCGGAACACCCAGTTCCGCAATCGATAATTCTGGGTCGGGCGTAATCACGGAACGAGCACTGTAATCCACGCGCTTTCCCATGAGATTCCCGCGAACCCTACCGGTTTTCCCCTTGTGTCTTTCAGAAATCGATTTCAAAGCACGACCCGAACGCTGAGTTACAGGAGATGCACCAGATATTTTATTATCTACCATGGTAGCAATGTAATATTGTAACACTTGTGTCCAGTCGTTGATGAGTTTCGTGTTTGTTTGTTCGTTTTCATTTGAACTATTTAAGATTTGCTTTAATTTATTATTGATTTTAATAATATTTATCATAATATGTGTTAAATCATCTTCACTGCGTTGCTGAGCATCATGCTTCACCGATGGACGCATGGATGGAGGAGATACCGCAAATACTTGACAAATCATCCATTCCGGGCGAGACCAAATGTTTGACAAACCCATAAAATTTACATCTTCGTCACTGATTTTTTTAAAAAGTTGAATCATCATTTCTGGTGTAAAAGTAAGCTGTAGATCTTCTTTTTCTTTATTGTCTTCTTCGTCGACCCAGGAAGCGACAATGGTTGCAAATCCCGTTTGTCGAATGCGATGTGGCTGTAAGCATCCACAACCATCCTCATTCTCATCACCGCATCTTGATTTCTGTTTATATCTTTCTAAAATATGTTTCCATCTTTTCTTACTGGAATAACCCAACATGTAGTTATTTTCTTTTTTGGAAATACGCAACCGACCACATTTAATACAAACACATTTCATAACATTAATGATTGTATCCAAATATTGAATGTAAAATACGGGTTTTGCCAAACGAATATGTCCAAAATATCCCGGACATTGAATGTAATTCATGCTATCGGTAGGACAAATCATTCCGGGCTCCAGAACACCCATCCGAGGATCAAACAATCCGCCTATTTTAGGTTTTAGCCCAACATATGTTTCTTTATTTGTTATTTCTACAACCGATGACTTTTCGATTTCTTCGGGACTGAATAAACTGAATTGAATCCCAACAATTTTTGATGGTGGTAAAATTTCCATAAATAATCTTATTACATATTTAATATATTTTTATTTAATTCAATTTTATTTGTAAATCATTTATCACGACATCAAAAAAAATTGATTCAAGAGACGATATAAAAATAATATGTCATAAAGATATACAATGCCAAAAGATCAACAAAAGAAACGCACAAATCATGATGATGACGATTCCTCGGAAAACGAGGAAGAAATTAATATGATTAGTTCAAAGGAATACAAGGAGTTATTGAATAGCATTTTTCCATCAAGTTATATGAAACATAAAATCAAGGAAGAAGAAGAAAAAGAAAAACGAAAACTTCGAAGTCATAATAAAAAGAAAAATTCTCCTAAGAAAAAAGAAGAAAAAAAGAGCAAAAAGGCTAAGAAAAAGTCCGATACAGTGGATGTTGTTTTCACCATTTTACCAGTTTCAAAAAAGAAAGATGGTGATGATGATATTGAAGATGATGATGAAGAGTATGATGACAGTGATGATGAAGATTATGAAACAGAAGAGGAGGATGATTCGGAAAGTGAAGACGAGGAAAGTGAAGATGAGGAAAGCGAAGATGAGGATAGTGACGACGAAGACGAGGAGGAGGACGAAGATGAAGATGAAGATGAAGATGAAGACGAAGACGAAGATGAGGAGGAGGAGGAGACGGAAGAAGAAGAGGAAACGGAGGATGAAGAAGTAGAAAAAACGGGAAAAAAAATGAAAAAGGACAATTCTTCTAGCCATGACGATTCCATATATGATAAGTTTGAGGCCTTTATGAAATGGATGAAAGATACGAAGAAAAACAATAGCCTTAAAAAAGAGTTCATGTCATTTGAAAAAAAAGTGAAAAAGCAAAAGTCAAAAGAGGAGAAGAAAAGAAAGGCAAAAAATGTAGGAAAATATATGAAAATGATATCGAATAAGCATTTGATTAATGATGTAAAGTTTTTCAAACAATCGATGAGTTTCCAAGAACAAGAATCCATGTTGGGAGAACTAGAAAAGGTAAAATCATTGACGCAAGTAGATAAGCCATATCGCATTCAGCTTCTAGAGAATAAATCAATTCCCGATAAGTTCAAAGCGATTGCTTTAAAAAAAATCAATACCATGAAGTTGATTGCGGATGGTGGAGGAGAATACAATAAATTAAAAAATTGGATTGATACTTTTATGAGAATTCCATTCAATGTCGTTTCTACATTGCCGGTTAGCAGGGGCGATAAAAAAGAGGATATTCACAACTTTATGGAAAAAAGTCAGAAAATATTGGACGATGCAGTGTATGGTATGACCGATGCAAAGAGTCAATTTATGCAAATGGTCGCTCAGTGGGTTGCAAATCCCCAATCCGTTGGCAATGCAATAGCTATAAAGGGACCTATGGGCACGGGAAAAACAACACTTATTAAATATGGTGTGAGTAAATTATTGAACCGAGAATTTGCGTTTGTACCTCTTGGGGGTGCGACTGATAGTAGTTATTTAGAGGGACATTCGTATACCTATGAAGGTAGTACTTATGGAAAAATTGTGGATATATTGCTTCAATGTAAAACATCAAATCCAGTAATTTATTTTGACGAGCTTGACAAAGTAAGCGATACACCAAAAGGAGAAGAAATCATTGGTATTTTGACTCATTTGACGGACACGACACAAAATGACAAATTTCATGATCGTTATTTTTCGGAAATAGATTTTGATTTGAGCAAGTGCTTATTTATTTTCAGCTACAATGACGAAACCAAAATCAACCCTATTTTGAAAGACCGTATGTACAACATAGAAACAAAAGGGTATGATACGAATGAAAAAGTCATTATTTGTAATCAATATTTGATCCCTGCCTTGGAAAAAGAACTCAATATGGAAAAAGAATCGATAGTGCTCAAAGATGATAAAATCAAATATCTTGTGGAAAAATATACAAATGAAGAAAAGGGAGTTCGGAATTTGAAACGGTGTTTAGAAGTTATTTATTCGAAGCTCAATCTGTACACGATGATGAAACCAGGTACGAAACTATTCGGAGATGACATTATTGAAGATATAACATTTCCATTTGAAGTTAATGAAAGTGTTATCGAAAAGTTGATAAAAAAGACGGATAAAAATATATCGCATATGGCCATGTATTTATAAAGTACATTGTCGATTTCCTCCACGAGTTTGAATGGTATGAAATTCGTTGTATGTGTCGCATAAACACCCAATTGAGCTGGTGTATAATGAAGGACAGCATTCAGGCTTAAACTGACTATATGTTAATAAATCTAATTGATCATTCATTTTTTTATTTTCAAATGATTCTAGTTCTTGATAATACAACACATAGGAGCATACAAGTACAAGAATGAGCAAAAATTGGTATTGTTTCATGATATACTACTATAATACAATATTTTATCTGAATCTTTTATTCTTAGAAACGAAATTTGTTTCGAATGGAACGAGCTCGATCTAGATTTTTATTTAACTCACGGGATGAATCTTTACCTATGTTATCTACTTCTGATTTGGCCGAATCTAATTTATCTCTGGCGGCATCTATTTCCGTCGAATGTTTCTCTTGTGGAACACGAGTTGCGAGAATATCATCAAGAGGAAAGCTTTGTCCGTAAGCCATTTCAAGAACCCTTTTAATGCGCATTGCTTTCTTATAATTGATGTTATCTGGATCATCACATTTTCCATCTAATTCCATTTTACAATCATTTATATACATTATCATGTTATGTAGTAAATATTGTTTGGTGTATTGGCTAATGTAATTCATAAAAACATTCAATTGATCAATATAAAAACCCATATTTTTTATTTCGTTGTATATCACAGCATCACTAAGATCTAAATTGAGTTCTATTTCAGTTTCCATTCTTTGTAATTGACCGGAAATATCTTCGGTACTTATTTGCATTGATTTTAAATCTTTGCCGTAAGTGCTTCTGGTCTTTTCGTTCAAATTCCACAAATTTTCATCCATGAGGTCGCTAAAGTGCTGCATACCGCCACCTGTTGCGGAATCCTTCCCGACAATTATTTTTCTGGCACAGTCGGTAAAATTCAATAATGTTGCTTCACCACCAGTTAAGTTTGGATTGTCATTGTGAAGGTACCCAGAAAAAAACAAATACTTTGGATTACATTTTTGTATATCCCAACTCTGAACACTTACTTTTATGTTATTAAAAACATATAAAAAGAATATAAGTATCGTGACAAAAAAAAGAATGATATTATTCCAAGTTCTTTCCACTTTTATACTTGATGGTTTAGATAATAAAAAAAGACTTGGAGAATTTTTATAAAGTTTTTCTATATCATTACTCATTTTATATATTATATGTTTAGTTTTTAATTACATGTACATTAATTAGAAATTTTGTCAAATATATTTTTTAATTTTGTTGTAATATTTGAAATACTCGCCACAATATCACTAAAACTATTGCTGGAATCGCTTATGGTTTCATTGATGATTCGTTGTTGAGTCACAAGATCATTTACATTATCTGTTTTTGTGTTCATCATTCGGACTAATGCATTTTGTTTTTCTTTATTGGTTGCGGTGTCACTTTCATGTACTTTCTTTACATTGCTTGCTACATCAGTTACTTCCTTTCTGTAATGTTTGTCCCTAGCTTCCTGTGACTTGACCACATTATTGGCAGTTGTGTATTCGGTACAAGCAGCAAATGTTTTATTTGCTCTTTCTTCATCAAACATACTGCCTACAATCATCGCCAGTGGATTACAATCGACAGAAGCCAACTTCTTTGTCATTTTGAGTTCCGTTTGACGAAATAATAAATAAATGTAAAAAAGGAAAAATACGGTTATTATGAGGATATTATTGAAATCATCTGAAAATTCTCCCATGGGTTCTATATATAATTATAATTATTAAAAATATATAGAGATTTAACAAATATATTAGCTAGATGGGTTTGGTTGAAGATTACTTGAGAATCGATAACGAGTACAAAAATAAATATGGAGAAAAGACATTTTTATTATATCAAGTAGGTGCTTTTTTTGAAGTTTATGGTCTTATGGAGCATACATCCTATGAAAACATTAAAATCTTTGGGGAGATTTGTGGTTTGGCGGTGGCTTCTAAGAAGTCAATTGTTTTTGAAAAAAATGTGGTTTTTTCCGGGTTTCGAGACTATTTGTTAGAAAAGTATATTGAAAAAATACACCCAGAAGGATATACGATTGTGGTATATGTACAAGATGACATACAAAAGGATAAAAACGGAAATTTGGTGCGACGACTTCAAGGAATTTATTCTCCGGGAACGACTTTTTTGGAACAAACGACCGCATTGCTATCGAATAATGTGAGTTGTATTTGGATTCAAAAAGTTAAAACTCTTCATCAAGAAAAATATATTTTTGGACTTAGTAACATTAATTTAATGACCGGTGAATCGAATGTATGTGAATATTACGAGCAATATTATCATAATCCAACTACATATGATAGCATTGAAACCTTTCTGAATATATATAATCCGATTGAAGTGATTATGATACATAATCTAGAATCAAATATCATGGACAATATTGTAAAGTATTTACAAACAAGGAGTAAAAAAAATCATATGATTGATCTAAATAATAAGGAACATTTGCTTTCAATTCAAGCCAATCGTTGTGAAAGTCAAGTATATCAAGATCAATTAATTTTGTCTTTTTTTCCGCATATTGATGTCACCGTTTTTAAGTATGCTATTTCGGAAAAACCAATTGCCTTACAAAGTTATTGTTTTCTATTGAATTTTATTCATCAGCACAATGCAAATCTGACGGAAAAGATAAGTGAGCCAAAAATTCAGCAAGTCAATGAAGTATTACATTGTGCGAATCATTCTTTAAAACAATTGAACATTCTTGGACAAGATGACGCAAATTCATTTCATAAAAAGGATGGGCATGTATCAAGCATGTTGGAATTATTGAATCAATGTAAGACAAAAATGGGCAAACGCTACATGAATGAGATCGTTTTGAATCCAATCAACAATCGCGAATCACTACGGAAACAATATGATATTATTGAGCATCTAATGCATCGAAAGTTAGACTTTCATGAACTGTCTAAAATGGGCGATATTGAAAAAATGCTGACAAAGTTAAAACTAAACAAACTCGTTCCAAGTGATATTCACGATATTATGAATAGTCACGATATTTTAGAAAATTTGTTGAAACAGTTGATAAAAAAAAAAGACAAATGTTTGTTTGAAGTATTTTATGTCAATGAAGTAAAAAATAAATGGAAAGGATTTTATGATCACATTCAAAAAGTATTTAATTTACAAACATGCGAACAAATGAATCATCTTTATTTTGAAAAATTCGAAACCACAAATGAAACTCTTTTTCAGAGGGGAATTTGTAAGGAACTTGATGAGTCGATTCAACGAAAAATGGAAAGTAAGGATAAACTGCTGGCCATTTTAGATTACCTGGAAACCTTTTTTGATAAACCAAAAAAAGACACGGGCAAATATATCAAACAACATCAGCCAGGTACAAGTGAGCTATGTTTAATTTTGACAAAAAACCGAAGTAAAGTGTTAAAGGATATGATTCAAAAAAGGATCAAAGGATACTCTAATTTGGATTCGAATGGAAATGTGTCTTTGTCTTTTCTTTCAAACTATAGTGGAAAAAAAGAGTCATTCGACTTTGATTTGAATAATATTTATTTTCGTGACTACAACAAAACGCAATGCATTTTGTGTTCTACCACGGTGGATCAATTGACGGCAAGTATTTATCAAGACAATATTACATTTCAAACCTTGTTGATGAGCACTTATCAAACAAATATGAAACATATATACGATACTTATTATAGTCATTTGGTTACCTTTGTTCATGTGATTAAGGAAATTGATGTATATTCTACCAAATATCTATTGGCAAAACAATACAATTTATGTAAGCCAATCATTGAAGATACGGAACACAGTTTTGTCAGAGCAGAAAAACTACGACACTTGATGATTGAAGTCATTGAAAAAAATGAAACCTATGTACCGAATGATATTGATTTAGGTAGTGATGGTAAAAAAGGAATGTTGTTGTATGGTACAAACGCGGTAGGTAAAACTAGTTTCATAAAGTCACTGGGTATTAGTGTGATTATGGCGCAAAGTGGCTTTTATGTTCCATGTGAATCCTTTGTCTTTTCTCCATATAACTATGTTTTTACAAGAATCATTGGAAATGACAATATCTTCAAGGGTCTTTCGACCTTTGGTGTGGAGATGAGTGAATTGCGGGTAATTCTGAAAAATTGCGACTCCAATAGTTTGATTCTTGGTGACGAACTTTGTAGTGGAACCGAATTAGACAGTGCCTTGTCAATTTTTATTTCTAGTTTAGAAGTGATGAGTGAAAGACAAAGTAGCTTTATTTTTGCGACACATTTTCATGAATTACAAAATATGAAAGAATTGAAAGATTTACAAGAAATTCAGTGTAAGCATTTGAAAGTAAAATTCGATTATGAGAAACAACATTTGTATTATGATCGAAAACTTCACGACGGACAAGGAGAGAGTATATATGGTCTGGAAGTGTGTAAATCATTACAATTGCCCAATGATTTTATCGACCGATGTTATGACATTCGGAATGATTATATAAACAATAAAAATAATATCTTGTTGATGAAGACATCAAAATACAATAAAGATAAATTAAAACATATGTGTGAGTTTTGTAATAAATCCTTGGCGACAGAAATACACCATTTGAAATACCAGAAAGATGCCAATAAGAATGAGTATATTGAGAATAGTTTCCATAAAAATCATGGTGGCAATTTAGCATCGATTTGTGAAAATTGCCATCATCATATTCATGAATTGAATTTGAAATTTGAGAAGAGAAAAACGATGCAAGGTTCGTATGAATTTATATTGAAAAAAAATTGAATTAAAAATAATATGTGGTTAATTCAATAACCATGATAATTCCAATAAAGTGTTTCACTTGTGGCAATGTATTGGCAAACAAATATTTGTTTTATGTAGAAGAGGTGAGTAAGTTAAAACAAATGAAGGACGAAAAGAATGACAAAATTCAATATTTTACAAAATCAACGCTTGATAAGTCTTGTGAAGGAGAGGTGCTAGATACGCTTCAATTGACAAAACAATGTTGTCGAAGGCATATGTTGACTCATGTAGATATATTTTAATCTATCTTTATATAAATGGGAAGAAACCTAAAAAGAGTCAAGCGGCGTGATACGAAGAAAAAAAGTATAAAAGACAAAAAAAGAAAACTCATAAAAACAAGTAAAAAGAAGATGGAAAAAAAGAAGAAAACTCAAAAAAGGAAGAAAAGCCGTATCTTTGTAGGAGGAGCAATTCCATTTATTGAACTGGGCGGTGTATTGGATCGAGCGAATAGTGGTGTAATGGATGTATTGGGTACATTTAGCGACCAAATTGCACGGGGAGGTTCCATTGATCCGAATCCAACCACTCAGTTCATCGACGAAACTCCAACGACAACGCACATTGGTCCAAGTCTATCGGTTTAATAATAATATTATCTTTTTTTATATTAAATGGTGAAAAAGAGTTGTGGTTATACATTCAAAGGAGATTCTTTATGTACTCCGGCGTTTGCGTATTTTGCTTTGTCTTTTGTCTCTTTATTGATTTTGGCAGTTCAAAATATTTTGAATAAGGACTCTTTTTTTTGCATTGGAAACTATAAATGTGACACGATCAACAAAACGATTGTATTTGTTTTACATACATTTTATATTTTATTTTGGACATTTTTATTGGATTTACTATGTAAAACTGGGTACAAGGAACTATCCTGGTTCATATTTTTAATTCCATTTATTCTCATATTTTTATTTTTTGGAATAATGGTATACAAAGATATATCAACAAAAACTATATAAATTTATTAATCACTTTATATATTAATACATTTATGTCGAAAGTACAAGAAAGTTTAGAAGAAACGCATTTTAATATAATTGATCAATTCTTTAAAAATACTTCATTTGTAGAGCATCATTTGCGTTCCGTTAATAAATTCTACGATAATGATATCAAGGAAATTTTGAATGATTTAAATCCTTTAACATTTACGATAGATTCCGAAGAGGAGGATAAATCCTATTATGAAATCAAAGTATATTTCGGAGGCAAATCAGTGGAACGCATTTATTTTGGAAAAGCAACCTTGTATGAAAATGAAACTACAAAATTACTATATCCAAATGAAGCAAGACTAAGGAATCTAACATATGCAATGAGTATTCATTGCGATTTGGAAATTGAGTTCACTAGTTCCAAGGTTGCTCCAAAAATGGAAGTAGTTGAGAGTTTTTATTTAGGAATGTTTCCCGTTATGCTTCAATCCAAAGCATGTTCGCTGTATAATATGAGCCCAGAATTGAGATATTCATTAGGAGAATGTAAGCATGATTATGGTGGATATTTTATTATTGATGGGAAGGAAAAAGCGCTTATACCTCAAGAAATGTTTTCCAATAATATGATTTATATTCGCGAGGTCAAGGATGATATACATGATTACAGTGTGGAGATTCGTTCTATATCAAAGGACAATTCAAAGCCTAAGCGTACCATGGCAATTCGTCGAGTGATGCAAAAAGAAACATCTCATAATACCCATTTGAATGTTTTTATTCCAAATGTGCGTAAAGAAATTCCGTTGTTTATAGTTTTTCGAGCACTAGGTATAAAAACGGATAAAGAAATTGTTTCATTTATCATCGGGGATCTAAAAAATAAGGAACATTATTTAGAGTTATTGCGTCCAAGTGTAATTGATGCGGGTCATATTTACACGCAACAACAGGCGATTCGATTCATAACCGAAGTAACAAAAGAGAAATCAGATATCAATACGCATTATATATTGAGTGATTACCTTCTTCCACACATTGGAACCATGAATTATACCGCAAAGTGTCATTTTTTGGGTTATATGGTTTTTGAATTATTAAAGGTGATTTCGAAGGAAAAGCCTCCGACGGATCGCGATCATTTCAAGTATAAACGGGTAGAAACAAGTGGTTCATTAATGAAACAACTTTTTAGCGAATATGCGCATGAAATGTATAAGTCATATTATCGTCATGTAGAAGAAGAATATTATTACAACACGGCAAAGTATTACAATGAAGATTTGAATCATGAAGAACGATTAGAACAGTTTTCTGAATTGATCATGAAAAATTATCATACTTTTTTTCAAGAAAAAATAATTTATAATGGATTTAAGAAAGCTTTTAAAGGAAATTGGGGAGCTCATTCGCATACAAAACGAGTTGGAGTGATTCAACCTCTCAATCGTTTGTCTTTTAATTCGGCATTATCACATCTGAGAAAAGTAAATTTATTTATTGATGCGAGTTCCAAACTCACGGGACCGCATAAATTACATGGATCACAATGGGGAATCATTGATCCGGTGGATACTCCAGATGGAGGTAATGTAGGATTTCACAAACATATGGCGATGCAATGTTATATTTCGAATCAAATAGATGATGACATTTTGACACAATGGATGTTTAAAAATATGAATCAGAATCTTGCCATTAATCAGCAAGAAAAAAGAGTGGATTGTACGCCATTATTGAGCACGACAAAAAGCAAAATGACAACTGGAACCAAAATATTTATAAATGGAAACTTGATTGCTACGACGCAGAGTCCATTTTTATTTAAAAAACTATTTTTACATGCAAGAAGAATGAATTATATACCTATTTACATTAGTTTTGCTTTTGAAATACGAGACAACCACATTTTTATCAATAGCGACGAAGGTCGTTTGATGCGACCATTGTTATATTTTGAAGACAATGGAAAATTAATGTACCATAATCATGATGAGATTATGAAGAAAATGACCATGAATGTTCTTTCGTGGAAAGATTATATTCATGGCGATGGTAATGAGCCCGGAGATTATCAAAACATTGATCGCACGATTGAAGATGTCGGAAAACAGAGCAAAAAGGTTATTGTGGAATATATGGATAAACAGGAAGAAGAATCGTGTTACATTTGTCAATTTGCCAATAAATTAAATCCAGAGTCTTCTTATGATTATACACATTGTGAAATCCATCCAAGTATGATGTTTGGAGTGATGGGAAGTCAGGTTATTTTTCCAGAACACAATCAATTGCCACGAAATCTTTTCAGTTGTGGTCAGTCAAAACAAGCCGTCTCTTTGTACCACAGCAATTTCCGGAATCGTATTGATACGATGGGTGTGGTATTGAATTATGGAGATATTCCGCTTGTAAAATCGAGAATGTTGGAATACATCCAGGAAGAAAAGCATCCTTATGGCTTTAATACGATTGTTGCTATTATGTGTTATAACGGATACAATGTGGAAGATGCAATTTTAATCAATGAAGGTTCGGTAAAACGAGGCTTGTTTCATACCACTTATTACAACATGTATGAATCATATGAAGAAACAAGTGATATTGGAGATTCTACCTCTAATAAAATCATCAAGAATTTAAAACATGAAAGCAATGTGGAGTTAAACGGAAAATATGATTACAATCACTTGGATTCTCGAGGATTGATTCGTGAAAATACAATAATGGATGATACAAAAGTGATGATTGGTATGGTTTCGTTCAACGAAGAAGATGTATATCAGCGTAGCGACGCTTCTGTTATGCCAAAGAAGGGGCAACTAGGAATGGTGGATAAAACCTATGTAACAAATGATGTGGAAGGAAAACGAATCGCAAAAGTAAGGATTCGAGAACAACGAATTCCAAATTATGGGGATAAGTTTTGTTCGCGGTGTGGTCAGAAGGGAACGATTGGTCAAATTATTCCCGAAGAGAATATGCCTTTTACAAAAGATGGGTTGAAACCGGATATTATTATTAACCCACACGCCATACCATCTCGTATGACAATCGGTCAGCTTGTGGAGTCTATTATGTCAAAATTAGGTGTTGAAACGGGACATAGTATGGATTCGACGCCTTATACGACGGACAAAGATAAGATTCATCAAATTGGGGATATGTTAACGCAAAATGGGATGCATAGTTCAGGAAATGAATATTTCTACAATGGAATGACGGGTGAAATGATTGAGCATTCCGTATTTGTGGGTCCCACTTATTATTTGAGATTAAAACATATGGTAAAAGACAAAATCAACTACCGTGGAAGGGGTCCTCGAACTTTACTGGAGCGGCAAACTAATCATGGACGGGCGAATGACGGGGGATTGCGTGTGGGGGAAATGGAGCGTGATGGTATGATTGGTCATGGATGTGCTTTTTTCTTGAAAGAAGCGATGATGGAAAGAGGAGACGCATATAAACTTGCTATATGTAACCATAGTGGAACCATTGCCATTTATGATCGAAAGACAAAACATTTTTACAGCCCATTGCTGGACGGTCCAATTCACTACGATAAAGACGGAAAAGAAGTACAATCGTCTCATATTGTGACAAAATACGGCAAAGATTTTAGTATCATCGAGGTTCCTTATTGTTTTAAATTATTGCTTCATGAGTTATCTGCGATGAACATCCAAATGCGATTGATAACGGCGGATAATATTAATATGTCATCTAAATTATCCAATGTAAAGTATAGTGAGATCGAAGAAAGCATTCAATCCAATTTGGTGGAAGTGGATGTTGAGCAGCAGAATAATAATAATGTTCAAAATAATGAGGTTCAAAAAGACAAAGACAAAAAGGAAGTAAAATTAGTTCCCAATCCTCAACGGATTCAAGCACCACCAAACATGCAAATGCTTTTATGGAAACGGATGAATGTGGAAGGAGAAGAGTCAAAAGACGGAATCTTTTTTGCTTCCATTACAAGAAACAATGAGGACCTTCCTACTGAAATATATCAAATTACAGATAAGATTCTTGACGGAAACCCGCCAACGTTTTATCCAAAAGATTGGAATTTTGCGAAAATCATGGAATATAAACTGGATGAAGAAAAGGTTGCGGAATCGTTGAGAAGAAATGAATATCCAAATAATATGGAAAAGATTTTGGAACAATATATGAATATTGACAAGAAGAATGAAAATACAAACATTATTGTTCAAGTACCAACACCAACTCCTGAGTCTCTTAATAGTTATGTTCCAAGTACTGGTCCAGTTGTGTTATCTTCACCCGTTTATGTACCAAATGCTGCAAATATTACACCTCAATCTTCAATTAACTCAAACGCAGAAAATGGCCCGATGTTAGGACTGCCTGGGTATTCTCCACAGTCAATTCCTGAAATGGTAGAAACTCCAAGCAATATCTTGTCACCTGCTTCACCCGCATATGTTCCCTCTGCTCCGCCTTCTTCTGTACCGCCTGCTTCACCCGCATATGTTCCTTCTGCTTTGCCTAACACTCCGCATACTTCACCCGCATTTGGTCCTTCATCTGATAACAGACTGCCGCCACTGCCATCTTTGAATGGAAATAATAATCAGCAAAGCAATATAAGCAGTTTGGGTGATTTGGAGGATGCAAAAAAACTATATGAAGAGGGGGAAAAAGAGGAATTTGATTCGAGTGTATATCCAGAAAACACGGGTGGTGGTTCGATAAACAACAATGAATCCCAAATCGGAGAAACAATTAAAGTGATAAAAAAATCATAAAAAAACAAATGAAATAAAATTGAAGGAAAGTATATAAATATTGTATGTCAATTATATAATAAGAATGAGCAATTACATTATGGAGTTGTACAAAGCCAGGAAAAACCTTCTAACTTATTTGAAAAGACAAAATTTTGATACCGATGCACACGAAACATTTACGATGAATGAAATTCAGGCCATGTATGAATCTCAAACCGATGATGGAATGTCCAGTTTAGATTTTGAAGTGCTAAACAAGTCGAACTCATCTAAAAAGGTAAGTGTATTTTACTATATGAAACCGTCATCTATAAAGCAAAGCACGCTCGAAGAAATGGTCATGAATTTTTATGAAGAAAACACAAAAGAAGATGCAACTTTTATCTTATTGATGCAAGGTAATTTGAATGAAACGGTACAGAAATCGATTATAAACCTGTGGAAAAAATTTAAGGAATATGTTATTGTATTTGAAATTCGAAGCCTTCAATTCAACGTATTTGACCATAAGTATGTTCCAAATCATAAGAAAATGACGATCCAAGAGAAGGAAGCCTTATATAAATCTAATAATATATCATCAGATGCACAAATGCCAGAAATTAGTGTCTTTGATTCGGTAGCCAAAGCACTGTTGATGAAACCAGGTGAATTATGTAAAATCGATCGTTTTGATAAAATTGCTTTTGAGAGTGTATTTTATCGACTGTGTGTAATTTAAATCTTTCTATATATTAATTCAATGACAGTGGATCCATCCAGAAAAAGAACGATAGAAAAAATAATTAACAAAGAAGAAACAGATCAAGATATCATTCGAGACAACTACAGTTTCTTGATTAAAGAAAATAAATCGATGAGCGATGAGATAAAAAAGTTATATTTCAATACACCCGGTACTCTTTCCATAAAAGATATAGAAAAAGAATACGCATTGAAAAAGGAACAAAATGAGACAACCAGAAAATCGTATATACAAAAGTATTTTTATTTGATTCTCAAAGTGATTCTTTCCCTTATTTTATTTTTTCTTGTATTCTTTCGTTCAAGAAAATACATTTCGTTGCAAGGTACTGCCAATACGATTTCATCTTCTTTGAGTCAGCTGAAACAACAAACTTCGAATACAATGAGAAAAATTACAAATAAAAATAGAGTATAACTATATAGATATGGGTGCATCTGGATCAAAACAATTTTCAGATGATGATATTGAAAAATATATTGTGATGATAGAAGATGATCGCCGTAAAAAAGGAATTGATGATGGCAACGACGACTGGAAGCAAGAAGTAAGGATTGAATTTATGAGACAAATAAGTGGTGAAGATCAAATAGAATTTGATGTGAACGAAAGAATAAAAGAAAGAAAAAATATTCTAGATAGTTACGATTTGTATAATAAAAGCAGAGAAACATATCACAAAAATAAGGAATTAAACGATACTTTGACAGAAAAATATCGTGAAATGACTCATTACCCAACTTACACATTGTTGATTGTGTGGAGTATCATATTCTTTGTGTTGATGAGTACAATTGTTGTTATTTTATTTGAAGGAGACATGCAACTGAACTTTACGACGAAATTCTTATACATTATTATTATTTCATATATCATTTATTTGATATTGAAAAATGCTTACGAACATTTTAATAAATAATTAAACAGAAAAATAGTTCCATAATATAATGAGTTCTGAATTATCTTATGGAAAAAATAAAATGGATGCATTTAAATCGAGTCTAGAGGCGTACAATTTTTCCAAAGCAGACTATCAAGGTGAATTAAGATCATTTGAGGAAATTCTTGATGAGGTTAAACAAAAACACATGAATGCATCTCGTGCTATGAACGCAGATGTACAAAATTATTCTTATGACACGAATTATGTATTGACAGCCGAAGGCGTAGTTATGAAAAAAGAAGGAAGTAATTCATCAACACTTTCTACCAATGGATTAGATGAAAATAAAAACTTTGTATCGAGTCAGGAGTTCAAAAGTGGGTCAATATTTAGCAATCGATTTGTTCAACTGGGAATAAATGATTTAAAATATGACCCATCTAGTTCTACATTAGATACATACAAGGTAGCAAACGACATTCAAATCACAAATGAGGGAAATTGTTCCTTAAAGAATGTACAAGAATGTGATAGTTTTGCAAAGATGTCAAATGATCCGTATTATGGAATAGAAGAAACTTCTTCTGCATGTAACTGTTACACGTTTCAAACAAAGCCATCCGGGCAAGTGGAAGACAATGAAAACATTGTTACGAATACCATGACGGAGAATGATAAATCGTTCAATGTGCTTTCCAATCATTCAGAGAATGAAGATGATAAATATGTCATCTTATACAACATTATGGAAGATAATTATAAGGTAGGTAAAAACATTAGCCATGTTGGGTTCATTGGATACAATGGAGAATATCATGAAATTGAAAACAAAGGAGAAAATAAAAATGCGGTACTAAAATATGTGGAAAATGTCTGTGGAACATTAAGTAATATTGGACATGAAATAAGCAACAATGAGAGCTGTATCGATGATCCGAGATGTATTGGAGTGATATCAAATGAGGAAAAACATTACATGATCAACGATGAAAATAAAAAGTACATGTATCCATGTGAAGAAGGTCCATATAGTTATCACCATAAGCTGAAAGGACCTTCGACACCAAAAAACGGTTGTAATCACGATGCATCTTTCATAACTCTGATTGATTATGAAACTTATGCATCTCTATCAAAATCAAATACTTCTTTCGAACGATTAGACCAATGTGGCATTCAAAGCTTATTAAAGAAACACAAAGATTCCTTAAAAAAAAAACGAGATACATTTGAAGATAAATTTTTAATCATGATGAATACATTTAATGTGTTAAATGAACACGAATTGAAATTATTGAAAGAAAGTGGTATCAAAGTACATGAATTGAAACAAATGGTGAATGAATATAACAATTTACATGAAAAGGCCAGTAAGTTCAAAGAACACAAAGATCTTTTTGAGATTCAAAAAAAGGATAGTAACACTTTATACAAGAAAACGGAATATGAAACAGCGATTATTGCACTTATTGCAA